GAAGTCAAAAAACAACTGAGCGAGATATTTATTAATGAAGAAAAAGAAATCAAATTAGCAGAAACGATTTCTAAACCTAAACCTAAAAAGGTTGTCAGCAAACCTAAAAAACAATACACAAAAAACAAAGCGTTAAATGAAGTATTGAACAACACTAAACCATTAGGAGCACCAATGGAAGATGAGTATCCAACATTGGGCGGTGGTGTATTAGGAAGTGATAATATGGCAGAAGTCTTAGGTTATGGAGATTTAGGTCGTGGACAGAATAAAGAAAGAGCGAGAGAAGTGGGAGCAGTTGACACAATCAAGAAAGCAGGAGTTTCAGTAGATGCAGTTCCTGAAGAAGTTCAAAACGCATTGACTCGTGATTATTCTGGTTTGATGAAAGCAATTAATAAAAAGAAAAATGGTGAAGGTAATTTTAGACCTTAATAACAAATGGCAAAAAGTGTAAGAGAGATAGATAGAGATGACAACATTTATGTTGGTGTCAAGTTTCCATTAGAGTATAATAGAGTTGATGGATTTTTTCCACAATCTAAAACTGTAAGAGAACAATCAAAGTCTAATCTAAGAAATCTATTGTTAACAAGTCCTGGTGAAAGAGTAATGCAACCAGAATTTGGTTCAAACTTAAAAGCTATTTTGTTTGATAGTTTTGATGATGTTAGTTCAGATAATATTGAAGAGGCTATAAGAGAAGCTGTCAATCGTCAACTACCATACATTACTATCAATGAAGTTATAGTGATTCAAGACAGCCAAGCTGAAAATAGAATTTTAGTGTCGGTTGATTATTTTACGACACTTGAACCTGATACATTAGATTCACTTTCATTACAATTTAACATTGGAGAATAAGAATGCCTAATACTAATATTAGAGAAGTAGATTATGGAGTTGGAAAAAAGATAGTAAAGAAAGAAGTAAACTATCTTGGTAGAGATTTTGCAGATATTAGAGCCAATCTAATAGAGTTTGCAAAAACTTATTTTCCAAACCAATACAATGATTTCAATGAAGCATCACCAGGTATGATGTTTGTTGAGATGGCTGCGTATGTAGGAGATGTATTGAATTACTATGTTGATAATCAATTTAGAGAAACACTTTTAAATCAAGCAGAAGAAAAGAAAAATGTTTATGAGATTGCACAATCATTGGGATACAAACCAAAACTAGCTTCACCTTCAAGAGTTGAGTTATCATTTACTCTTGATGTTCCTGCAAAAACAACAGGAACAGGAGCTTCAGCTATTTCAAAACCTGACTTAGATTACGCAAGTAAGTTGGAAGCTGGTAGTGGATTTACTGCAGAAAACGGAACAGAATTTACTTTATTAGATGATGTTAACTTTAAGGTTTCAAGTTCATTAGATACGATGGACATAGCAGCTTTAACACCTTCATCAGGCGGAGTTCCTACTAATTTTAGACTAACTAAAAAAGGTGTAGCGGTATCAGGTAAAACAAGAGAACAAACATTTACTTTTGGAGACGGAGTAGCTTTTGATAGTATAATTTTAGCTGAAAATAAAGTCACGGAAATAGTTTCAGTAGTTGATAGTAATGGGAATAAATTCTATGAAGTTCCATTTTTAGCACAAGATACAGTTTTTGAATCAGAAGAAAATACAAGTCTAAATGACCCAAGTCTTTCACAATATAAAAATGATACACCATACTTGTTAAAATTAATCAAGACTTCAAGAAGATTTACAACGAGAGTTCTTGACAACAATAAAATGGAATTAAGATTTGGTTCAGGTGTTAGTGATAATGCTGATGAAGAAATAATTCCAAATCCAGATAATGTTGGTTCAGCATTAGGATTCGGTGTTTCTAAATTAGACGAGTCATTTGACCCAAGTAATTTCTTAAAAACACAAACATTTGGATTAGCTCCAAGTAATACAACACTAACAATAAAATATCGTTATGGTGGTGCTGTAGAACATAATGTTCCAGTTGGAACAATCAATAGATTGAGAAGTATAACACTTACAAACTCAACAACAGGTTTGGTTTCATCTACACAATCCACTACTAACTCTTCTTTAAGAGTAGTTAATTTAGAAAGAGCAACTGGTGGAGCTAACACAGAAGAATTACAAGATATAAAACTAAACGCTTCAGCTTTCTTTAACGCACAGAACAGAGCAGTCACAAGACAAGACTACATCACAAGAGTCTACTCTTTACCACAAAAGTTTGGTAATGTAGCAAAAGCTTATATTGTTCAAGACGAACAATTAGAACAAGAGGGACAATTAGAAGTTATCAATGGAGAAATCAGAAGAATAAAATCAATAGATGTTATACCTAATCCATTAGCATTGAATATGTATTTATTAGGATATACATCAGACAAAAAACTAACACAACTAAATGATGGTGTCAAACAAAATATAAAAACATATCTTTCACAATATAGAGTATTGACTGATGCGATAAATTTAAAAGACGCTTATATTATTAATGTAGGTGTTAGATTCTCAATCACGGTAAAAAGAGGTATGAATAAAAACGAAGTATTATTCAACGCAATACAGGCTGTGAAAAAACACTTTGAAACTAAAAAATGGCAGATTAACCAACCGATAGTGTTAAGTGATATAGCTTATGTGATTGGATTGGTTGAGGGTGTCGTTACGGTAGTTCCACCACAAGATAATAATCCTAATAATAATTTAGTAGTTATAGAAAACAAACATAAAGTATCAGGTGGATATAGTGGAAACATATATGATTTAGATTCTGCGACAAGAGATGGAATTGTATATCCATCATTAGACCCAAGTATATTTGAACTTAAATACCCAAACATTGATATTGAGGGTAGAGTAGTAGGAGATAGATAATGCATTATTTTGAATTTGCAAAAAGAGATGCTACCATTTATTCTGGTGGAACAACCGCATCAATCAATACAGGTTTAGATGAAATATTAGAAATAAATAAAGTTGTTTCAAATAATGGTTCGGTTGCAAATGTATCAAGAATATTAATTGACTTTGACTATACATTTATTTCACAATCAATCATAGATAGTAAAATACCATCAACTGCAAAGTTCTATTTAAATTTATTTGATGCGACTTCAGATGAAGTTGAAGCAGAACAAAATGTATTTGTTTATATGGTTAGTGGTAGTGCTTGGAAACAAGGAACAGGAAAACTTGACCACGACCCAGTAACACAAGACGGAGTAAGTTATCAGTATAGAGACCACGAGGCAAAAACACCTTGGGTAACAGGTTCAGTATTGACTGACGGAGGTGCTTGGTGGACAGGAAGTCAAGGTGGACAATATTCAGTTAGTTCATCATACGCATTAACATTTGATAAAAAAGATTTAAGAGTAGATGTAACAGACTTAGTAAAAAATCATATCTACTCAAGTTCAGCATTTCCAAATAGAGGCTTCTTAGTAAAAAGAGAATCACTCTATACAGGTTCAAGTGATTTCTCATACAATCCAGGAAGTGATACTACAAAAGATGAAAGTAGTTCAGATAGATTAGGAAATTTAAAATATTTCGGTAGAGAAACACACACAATCTATCCACCTAAATTAGAAGTAATGTGGGACGATAGTTCTTGGTCAACAGGAAGTTTATCACCATTAGTAACTGCTGATTTAGAAAGATTAAAAATTTATTTTAAAAACTTAAGACAAGAATATAAAGAGGGTTCAAAAGTTAAGTTTAGAGTTGTCGGTAGAGAATTATATCCTACTACAGCTTTCGCAACATCACCAGCAGAATTAACAGCTAAATATTTACCAAGTGCTTCTATCTATTATGAAGTTAAAGACGCAGATACCGAGGAAGTAATTATTCCATTCGGAACAGGTTCAAGAATTAGTTGTGATAGTACAGGTAATTTCTTTAACTTATGGTTAGACGGATTTCAAGCAGAAAGAAATTATCGTTTTTGTGTTAAGGTGGTGAGTGGTAGTGGAACAACAGAAACAATTAATTACTATGATGACGACTATGAATTTAGAGTAGTGAGGTAATCAAATGCCATATTTGCCAAGTTCAGCAAGAAATAAATCAGAATATTATCGTAAGTTATTAGACGCAGATATTATTGAACAAAATAATCTGATTAAGGATTTGGAACTAAGACAAAATGTTTCAGGTTCTATCGACGCCTTAAATCCTACAAGAGATGATGACGGATTTGTGGTATCTATCGAAGACCCAACAAATCCAGGTCAAGCTGCAGAAACAATCAATGAAAGTGTTCGTATAGAAAACAAACAACAATTTTTCAATGATAGATACTTAGGTCAAGTTCAAAAACCTTTTGAGTTTTTCACACCACCTTCATCATTAGTTGAAGAAGATGTTCAAATAGAACAAGAGGAAGAAGAAGTAAAACAAACCGAAATAGAAACGGCAGAAGTTACATCAAAAGCACCAGCAAATAAATATAGAGAATTGTTAGTTAGATTATTTCAAGGAAAAAAAGATTTCTCAGAAGTTGTAGAAGTATCAGACGAAAAATTACAATCTCAAATGGCTGATGGTTTAAAAAGGAAACTTTCATTTCGAAACCGACTACTTGCCACAGGTGTAGGCCATTTTAGAGCTATGATATCAGGTAAATATATTATAAAAAATAAACAATACGAAAGGTATATTAGAATTTTAATTTTTTCTACTGGGTTTGGAAATCCATCTTTACGAGAGGCTTGGAAAAAATTAGGCTTACCAACATCAATAGACGGAAAAAATATTACAAAAGTATCCAAGTCTGAAATTCGAAATGTAATATTACAAAGGAAGGGGGGTTATTAATAAATGGCTTTGGAATATGGATTTACACAAAAAGAAAAAGACTCTTATTATTTAGCTAAAAGAGTATATAGTAGTTTTGGTCGTGATTATAATGACGACTTTGTAATGTTATACATATATTCAGACGACACAGATTTACTATTACAAAATATTATGATTCCTATTGAAGATATCCGTTTTACAGATAATGGACTTATTGATATAAATGTTGGTAAACATCTTAGAGATGCAGGATTTACACAAGGTAATTATAGAGTTGTCTATAAATTTTTAAGAAGATTAGCTGGTGTTGAAAATCAAGTTTTTGTTGATGACATTGGTAATATTTGGAACGGAGAAGTTTCTGAAAAAGAAGTAAATGGAGAAATAAAATATTATACATCTACAACAAATCCAGGTATAGACGAACAAGACCAACCAGTTGCAAAAGAATTATTTTTAAAAGACTTTACATATTTTATTGATGATATTTCACCAGACAGAACAGAATTAATTCTTGAAGTTGATGAGAATATTAAGAACGAAGAATATCGTGAAGACTTTGAAACAATGGGACAATTAATAGAATACAAATCATTAAAGGTTGATAATCAAGGTTCTATAAAGTTCGATACCAAAGACCCGTATGTATTGGAGTTTAACATTGATGAAAAAGATAGAGGGTTCACACAAAATATGGTAGGTGGAGAAATTATTATTCCTAACTTATATATGGCTACTGGTTATGAAGACACCACTAATGAGGACGCAATCATTGATGAAATTGATGATGTTGACTTTATAGAACCAGAAGAAATAGTTGAAGATGTTAAAGAAACAGATGGAGATGTAGTATCAGATATGTTAGGTGCTGATGTTGGATTAGGAGGATTTAGTTAATGGGTGCGTCAGAAAGAGCAATAAGAAGAAACGCAGAATTATTACGACAAGGAAAAATTCGTAATAAAGCTCGTGGTGCTGCAAGAAATGCATTTATAGATTGGGACATTACAGGTAAGATAAGAGGAGAAGAAGACGGCCCACTCGTGCCAGGTGACGGATTGCCATTAGGTGGATTAATTGGTGGTGGTGAAGGTTATGGTATATATGGTGGTGTAGGAACACAAAAATCCACAAAAGGAAAACAAAAAGTAAGAAAAGAAAAAATCATAACCATAAAAAGAGCAAAAAAGAAAATCAATATAGAAAGAGACTATGTAGCAAGAATTGAAGAAGTGTTAGATAGTAATCGAGTTAGAGTTTCTTTATCATATGAAGACGGAGTCAATAAGTATGAACACAAAGGTGATGACCAACGAGCAGAAACTTTTAAGTATTGGAGAGTGAATTACGAAAAAAGTAATATTGAAAGATTTAAAACTTATATGATTTCAGGCAACCAACATTACCTAATGGTAAATGATAAATTGGGTGCTGATTTAAAATCAAGAAAAGTAAAATTAAAACAAGGATTACAACAAGACATAAATAAATTAGATAGAGTTTATTTTGCAGAAAAAAGATTACCAGATTTAGAAGAAAGAGTTAGATTAGTTCCATTTGAAGATAGACCTGATGAAGGAATATTTTTAAGAATTCCTAATTTAAATTCAGTAGATAATCCAATAAACTTTCAAGGAACTAATTTTCAAACTCACGATGGATTATTAGGAAGTGATACTTTACTAAATTTTGATTTAGAAGAAAAATTAATATCAGGTAGTTTATTAGATGTTAAACCAAATGTCGATTATCAAAAAACTACTACAAATTTACTTTTTGATGATGACGATACAGGTTTTGGTAATTATGTAAACTTTTCATCAGCTGAAACAAGACTTCGTAATTTTAAGAAAAAATTACAACTTATAGAAAATCATACTGCATTAAGTGCATCATTAACAAGTGTAACAAGTTCCCTTTCAACGATACAGGCAGAAGAACAAAAAAGACAAAGAGTAATTAATTCTTTTGACCCGTTTGAACATTATATGTATTTTGAAAGTTCTTCTTACGCAAGTTCATCACTCGGACAATTTCACGATACGGCTTGGCCTAAGATGACTTCATCTGAACCTTATAAGTTAGAACATACATCAGGTTCAACCGCAGGAACTTGGTATAATAATATGATTGCAAGTGCATCTGCATTTGACCAAGATAATCCAAATTCATTAAGAAATACACTACCTGAACACGTTAGTAGAGATGATACCAATAATGTGTTCTTAGAATTTATGGATATGGTTGGACAACAATTTGATGAGATATGGGTGTATGTTAAATCTCTAACTGATGTTAATAGAAGAATTGAAAAATTATCTGAAGGTATATCAAAAGATGTTACGATACATTTTGCGAAAGCGTTAGGTTTAGAATTATATATGGGTAATGACTTAATAAACTTACCTGAATTTTTGTTAGGAAAAAACCTTGACGGAAGTGATAAGTATGAAAAACCTTCAGAACAATTAACAGAAGAAATTTGGAAAAGAATATTAGCAAACTTACCATTCTTCCTAAAAACAAAAGGAACAGAAAGAGCAGTTAAAGGATTATTAAGTTGTTATGGTATACCAAGTTCAATACTACGAGTTCGTGAGTATGGTGGGCCAGATAAGGGAACAAGGGTTAGTTATGAGATTAAGAAAAGATTTACAAAAGCATTAGACTTTAATGCAGGACAATTTATAAAAACTAATTGGAATCTAAGTGGTTCTGGTTTGTTTGATGGTTTAACTCCTGATACTGTTGAGTTTAGATTTAGAACACCTTATAGTGTTGGTAGTTCTGGCTCAATGACAATAGTTCAAAAATCTGGTTCTGATGGTGGTGGTCATTGGGCTATATCATTACAAGATAATGGAACAACAGATGAATATGGACATTTAAGATTTACAATTAGTGGTTCAGACGGAACAACAAAGTTTATTACATCATCACTACAAAGATTTTACAATGATGACTTTTGGTCAGTAATGTTAACGAGAAAATCTTCAAGTGGTGCTGAACACGTTTATGATGATTCTACATTTAACACATCAAGTTATGAATTGACAACAAAACAATATGACGCTACAAGACAAAAGATTTTATTTCAAGATAGTCAAAGTATGACAATAACAGCATCTAAATTTGAAAGTGCTTTTACAGGAAGTGGTTTTGTATATTTAGGTGGTAGTGGTAGTGGAGCAGGTGTAGGAAGTTTTGGAACTGCATTTAGTGGTTCATTAATGGAATATCGTTTATGGTCAGAAGCATTGAGTGCTAGTGTATTTGATAACCACGTCAGAGCACCGAAAGCATATAACGGAAACACAAGTGCATCATCTTATAATAACTTAGTTGTTAGATATGAACTAAACGACAATCACAATATGTCAGCTTCAATGACCGAGTCAGTTAGTTCAACACAACATATCAGAACATACGAAACCGCATCACAACAAGTGTTTGGATTTACTGGTAACAAATTTAGAAATATAGTTGATGAAGCTAAATTAAGAGTTCCTAATGTCGGCCCAAATCGTAGGAACGCAACCAAGATTAGAATTGAAAGTAATACATTAAAAACAGGAACTGCTTTATCTCCTGATGTTCGTAATGAACAATCATCACAAGATTTTGCACCAATAGATAGTAATAAACTTGGTATTTATTTTTCACCGGTTGATGTTGTGAATGAGGATATTGTTCATAGTATAGCTGACTTGTCTTTTGATGATTTGATTGGAGACCCAAGAGATGAGTTTAAATATTCATACAAAACATTAGGTGGATTACAAAGAGAATACTTTAAACGATATAGTAAATCAAATAACTTTTTTGATTATTTAAGGATACTAAGTTTCTATGATTCAAGTGTTTTCACACAAGTAAGACAATTACTACCAGCTCGTGCAGATTCTACCGTAGGTGTTTTGATTGAACCAAACATTTTAGAAAGAAGAAAAGAAGTAATTGGTAAACAACCAACATTTGATAATCGTATATTTACGAATGCAAATCAATATGATGATGGTGTTTTAATAACAAGAGTAATTAGTGGTAGTGATGATTTATTTTTTAGCACCGCGGATAGTAGTTATGATACCTATGAGGGTAATGCTAACTTAGCATACATTACCGGTAGTCATATTGGGTTCTTAGGAATGCCATCAAAACTTAGAGTTCTTGGTGAAAACGATAGAAAATTAGGATTTGGAACAACTTACTTACACGCATCTTCAAGTGTTTCATTAAAAAACTTTACAGATGCATTAGTTCCAATTATATCAGGTTCAAGATTGTCTGAGAAAAATGAAGAAGCACAATACATATTTGGAAACGCACTATCAGCTTCTAAAGCTAGGGATTCGATTAATCCAAAATACTATGCAGTTTCTACAAGTTTTTCAGCTAGTCAATTTGAAAGTATAGCTGATTCAAACAATTTATTTAGAAGTTTCTATGAAGGAACTAAACACACAAAGGATAATTCTTTTGACAAAAAAGAACCAATCGAAGTATTTATTGTAGCTGGAACAACAGTTGAAACAACAGACACAGATTTAACAAAACTAAAAACTAAATAACAATGGAAAATTTAACTTTCTTATATTTATTATTGAAAAAGAATAGTTATATGATTTCCACAGGAGTAAAATAAATGGGATTTTTAGATAATACAACAATAACAGTAGACGCCATCTTGACAAAAAAAGGTCGTGAACTTTTGGCAAGAGGTCAGAATGAATTTAGAATTACAAAATTTGCATTAGCAGATGATGAAATTGATTATAATCTTTACGATACATCACACCCTAACGGGTCAAATTTCTATGGTGCAGTCATTGAAAATATGCCACTATTAGAAGCTTTCGTAGATGAAAATCAATTAATGAGATATAAGTTAACAACGCTTCCAAAGGAAACAGCAAAACTTCCTATATTGGAATTACCAAACGCATCATTAAGTTTTAATGGGCCTGGTATCACACAAGCTATTTCACCAAATACAAGAAATGGTGTAGATAGTTCTTACACATTTATTTTACAAGATGCATCAATTGCTAATATTTCAAGAACTGGATTTTTCCGTGGAGACCCAATTGCTGACGGGAATAGACCAGACCCAAGAAGTAGAGCAGTTTCTGGTAGATTACCTGACGGAACTTTTGAAGAAGATTTCAGAGCAGGTATTACAACACCAGTATTCTTAAATGAGAGTGAAAGAAAACGCTCTATTACAATTACAGGTAAATCAGTAAATGTAATAGCGAGGTCGATAACTTCAGAAACTTCAACCAATGTCACAGTCGTAGGTAATGATACAGGTGCTACCTTTAATTTACCAATCACGGTTAAAGCTGACCCAAGTAAATTATAAGGAGTAAGTAATGTCATTTCAAAGATTCGATAGACAAAACGATATTATAGAAAATCAAAGAACGACTGTAACGAGTGGATTGTGGACAGGTGGTTCAACCACATTATCATCATTCTTCACTTCATCTACAACAAGTAGTTATTTTGTAGATGTGTATAATGCTAATCCAGCATCTGATACTTCAGCCGAAGTTCAATTTGCATTAGGATATGCTCACATTGACGGAAGTGGTTCATTAGGAAACACAACTAAAACAACAACAGGTGATAGACAAACTGCATCTCTATATAGACAATTTAGAAATGTTTTGTTAGCACCTAACACAGACAAATTTAAATTTACTGCATCACCAACAGCATCAGGTGAAAAAGATTTTTATTTTTTAAGTTTCCAACGAGCTCGTATGAGAGAAAAAGTAGACCCAGGTAATTGGGAATTACATTTAGACGGTGGAACTGCAAAGATAAAATTAATTGATGATAGTTCAACAGCTTCAAGTGTTACGGTTGAACAAGGTGGTAGAGTATTTAATGTTGTTAGTGGTTCTATTACAAATGGTGTAAAGACAGCTGCATCAGCAGAAACATCAAAAGGTGCTTATGGATTATTCTATCCTGATATGGGTATTATATTGTTAAATCCAACAAGAGTAACAACAGGTGTAGCAGACATTACAACAACAAGAAGTGCAAACGCACAAGACAATAACAAAGGAGATTTGTTTGACTCAATAGTCCAAGGTGCAAATTTCCAAGCTCGTAGAGAAGAAGAAATTTCATCTACAAGTTATTTTTGTCGTGTAAATAATAGAAAATTTAACTTTAGTGCTAATCCAACATTTGCGACACAATCAGACGGAAGTTTAACACAACCAACTTTCTTTAAAGACCCACAAACATTTATTACACAAGTAGGTCTTTACAATGATACTAATGAATTGTTGGCTATTGCAAAATTATCACAACCATTATTAAATTCATATTCAAGGGAAGCTATTATTAAAGTGAAACTTGATTTTTAGGACAATCTAATGTTCAAGAATCTTGACCCACAAGACATCAAAGTTAAACCTTTTAAAACGTTTAAGAACTTTACATTCACTAACAACGATAGTGGTAGTGGTGTTTATTTAGTAAAAGCCCGTAGTGGTTCTTTCAAACAATATGTAAGTTCATCAGACGCAGTTACACATATCATATCAGGTTCAATAACAAGTAGTTTTTTCGGAATACCTACTTGGAATACAATAAACAAAACTTTCTATAAAGAAAATGATAAACCATTTAGAACATTTGGTAATAACTCTAACAACAATAGAGAACTTAATATTAGTGCTAGTGTCATTAGTGTAGCTAGAGAAATTATTGGTGAAGAAGTAAAACCAGGTTCCATTGAACTAACCACAACAATAGATGGTAAAACATATACGATTAAAGATGATAAAGACGGAAACCTATATGACAATGCTCATTCAGCAAGTTTTGCAGCATTTAAGTCAAGTTCATTTGACAGAACACAAGGAGTCTCAACAGCTGCAGCAACAAGAGGAAGTGGTTCAGAAGTAGGAAATGTTTTCTACGCACAAGGTTTAGTAGTATTAACCGACACAGGTTCTTACACTCGTGATACAACAAGTTATACTTTAAAGTATCAATCGACACAAACAATATATGAACACGAATATCGTTTAATTGCAAAACCATTTGAGTTCAATACTACACAGAATATCAGTATAACACCAGGCCGTAGTGGTAGTTTAACACTAAAATCTGGTACAGTTTCAATGTCTAACTTCTTACCAGCAGGTGACCAACCAAGTGGAGAGGGAACAGGTAGTTTTAAAACAGAATATAACGCAGCAACATCATCATTAGGGTTCGTAACTGGTTCAGATTTTAGACCTTATGTTACACAAATAGGGTTATATACAGAAGAGGGATACTTGGCTGCAGTAGCAAAGGTAGCAAAACCTATCAAATTATCAGACGAAATCTCAACTACATTTGTAGTTCGCTTTGATGTATAATCTTTAACAATCTTATATTTATTACTGAATAAAACTCAATGGAGAAAACAATGTTT